GAAATGATTAAGCTAAAGAACATAATTGAAGGTACACTAACAGGAACAGGCTTGACAAGTGGAGATGCTTGGCCAGATGGAATACACGTAAAGGCAGGTAGAAAAAGAATGGTATCACCTTCAGGCTTAGGAAAGGGAATGACACAAGTAGACTTTCCAATAGCAGACCCAATATATGATAACGATGAAGAGCATGCAGGTGAGCTTAGAGATGACACTCCTCCATTAAGTCCAATACAAAGAACTTGGAGAGGAAATGGTGATAATGATTATAAAATACCACCTGAATCACTAAATGGAGTAAGTCTTTCTACTGGAGATGAAGAGGCATGGCCATGGGCAGGTCAATTGTCACCAGAGGAGGCACCTGAGGCAGGAACACCTGAACCATCATCTGGTGGATATAGAAGGCAACAAAAAGAACCTACAAGAGTTGTTGACCTTGACAAGAACAGAAAATATAATAGAAAGATGAATATACCACAGACACCTGTAAAAGGTTATGCACAAAGAAATGCAGAAACAACTGCAAGATTGAAAGACCAACCTGCAGACTGGTGGAACCCTAAGGGTAAGGGGGAAATTGAAGATGGTGTAATAAAAGGTAGGTTAAAGGATTTAATGTTTGGTTATGAAAAAAGCAATAAAAGAAAGTAAAGTAAAAAGGATGAGAAACCTGGCAACGGGTAATTACAATTCATCTACTGAAATACAAACTGGTTATAATAAAAGAAGAGTAAAAAGAGTTGAAGGTGATATTTGGGAAGAGAGAGGAAAGACTTGGACAATTAAGGGTGGTTTAAGGCAAAATATAACAAAGATGGATGAGGCAAGAGAAACTCTTCGAATGCCATTATGTTGTCCTAAATGTGATAATAGAATGAACCATAGATTTGATAAAGGATGTTGGGACCTAATGAAACATTGCTTTAATTGTCATGTTAAGTGGGATACAAAAATGAGAATTAAAGGTGTGTATAAAGATTTTCTAACTCGAGAACATGGTAAGAATTTTGATGCATGGATAGAAAATATTGAATTAGAATATAATCAATGGCTTGATAGTAGAGAAGGAAAACAATATGTTACAGAAGCTGGAACATTTGAAAAATGGAAAGGTGGACAAGGAAGGAAGGAGTTGGAGCTGATATTTAATAATAGAATCAATGAATTAAAAACTGGGGTAAAAAATGGCTAGATTAACGAACCAACATCTTCATAATAATATAAAGCTAGTCCAACAAGACTTGGAATATATGAAAGAGAATCAAGATAAAATGCAGTCAGATATTACCATGATAAAAAAGCAGCTCTTAAACCCAGATGGAGGTGCAATTTCAAGGATAAATGATAACACAAGGTTTAGAAAACAAACTGGAAAGGTACTTTGGTCAATATGGATTGCCATATTAGGTATTATTGGAAAGCTTATGTTTTGGAACTAAAATGATATTTATTATATAATATAAATACAAAGGGATGAAAACTATGAATAAAAAAGAATTACAAGGTTTAATTAAAGAATGCTTTGTTGAGCTTCTAAAAGAGGGAAGCCTTCTAACAGAGAAATTTGCATCTAAAAAGATACAAATGATTCATAATAGACTAAAAGGAAGAGATAAAGATGTATTCCAGAAGCTACATAATGCACACGGAATAGCTTGGGACCAAGTAGATGACAGTTTTGTAAACAAAGGTGCAGATGCAAAAAAAGGTATAAACTTCTTTTTTATTAATAGTGATAAGAAAAATAGATATGCAAAATCAACTTGGGATGAACGCTTAAGCGGACCAAATTTATTAGGCGTAACAATTGGAAAGTCTGTAATATATGCAGGCGAAAATACTCTATCAACTGAAAAAGGTTCGGGTTGGAGATGGAGAAAGGACCCAGTAGGTCTAGGTGCAAAGGAGATGAATAATTTCAAAAGATTCAGTGAATATGCAGATGAAGTATGGAACGTAGACTATCAAGGTGCTGCAAAATCATTTGGAACTGCAGATAAAACAGCTGAAAGGGCAAAGGCAAAACAAGGTGCAGCTGCATTAATGAGGGCAAAAGACATAGCACAAGCTAATAAGGCTAGATATGAAAAAATCTTATCAGACAGAATAGCAAAATCAGGCCCAGCAGACCAAGCAATAAAAATGGTTGAAGCAATAACAAATGAGTATAACAAGGCAACTCAAAAAAGATTGGAAATGCTTAAAAAAGGAAAGATTGCAGATACATGGGGCGGAAATTATATGTCTATAGTATCTAATGCATATGATCAAATAATCAGAGAATTTCAATATCTTATGCAAGAGGAAAAAGCAATGATGAAGGGTAAGCAAAAAGATGCTGAGAAGTCTCAAGGTGGTGATGATGAATGGTCTGAAGAGAAGTACTATAGAGAAAAAATGGTAGAACATGCTAGAAAGATTCAAAAACTCTATAAAGAGTTTAAGGCTGCAAATAAGAAGGTAGACATGGCTAAAGCATTCTATGATGTTAGATAGGGGCAAACAATGAATATTAAAAGTATCATTAAAGAAGAGATAGTAAGATTTCTTGGAGGCGTATCCGAAGGAAAGATGAAACGTGTCACAAAATCTATGTGGAAAAAAATGAAGGAAGATGATAGAGTTAATGCTCTTCTTTCTGCATTTAAGGACCCAGATGATGCCGAAGAACACTGGGAATCTGATTGGGAAGATTTACCAAGTCAAGCTAGTCATATGTATGTATATGAAGGCAAATTAACTGAAGCAGTAAAACCCATTAAGCTTTCTGGTAACTTAAAGAAAGACTTAAAGACTGTCATACTTATGGCAGAAAAAATGGTTAAGTATGCTAAAGATAATTTCAACACATATATACCAACAGGTGAAAAGCTCAGCCAACTAAGGATCGGAGGTGTGAGAGAAAAAGATGTTTTGGAATACAATATCCGTCACCTAGTAAAGGCAATCAATACAGACTTAAAAAAGAAGTATATGAAAGACTTTGTAGCTGAAGGCAAATTAAATGAACACGAAGTCATTTTTTCAAAGGGTGAGATGGCAACATTGCATAAAGACGGCAAGCTTGTAAAGAAGGATGACGAAGGCAAAGACCATACATATATTTTTACAGATGAAGGTAAAGTAAATGAAGCTACACCAGCAAAGGTTCAAAAAGCACAAAAAGAATTAGTTACGACAATTGAGCTTCTTAAAAAGAACTTCCCATTATATAAGTCTGCAATGGAATCTGGTGATGAAAAGAAGCTTGAAAAACATAGAAAGATTGCCTTAGATTTGACTAAGAAAAAGAAGCAACTTGAAAAAAGTTTAGAATTAGAATTACAAGGTTTATATGCTAATGCTGAGCTAAAATTGGAAAACGTTGGAGATGATACTTGGAAGTCATTCTTAGGTGATGACCCAGCATTCAAATTATATACTGCTACAAATACAGAAAAGAGAAAGACTGTACAAGCCAGAAAAACAAATAAAACTTGGGATGATGGAGTTCCGGTATTAAAATATATTGCCAGAGACTCTAAAAAAGACCATCCATTACCAAAAGGCAAGTTTAAGATTATAGAAGATAATAAACACGGATGGTGGTATTATAATATTGGTAGTACATGGTATGGAATACAACAAAAAGACTATGGAACGCCACCATTTGAATATTAAAATAAAGGAGAAAAGTTATGGGACTAGGTTTAGGTAAATTATTCAGTGGAGGAGCTGCTGAGCTTGTTGAAGGTGTAGGAGGCGTACTCGATAACCTAACAACTTCTAAAGAAGAGAAATTAGAAGCAAAAAGGAAAATGAAGGAATTAATTGCCAACCATGAGGCGGCAATGGAAAAGAATATTACTGATCGTTGGTCTGCTGACATGAACTCAGATTCTTGGTTATCAAAAAATGTAAGGCCATTAGTCTTGATATTCTTAGTTGTATGCACTATGTTATTAATATTCATAGATGCAGGCGCAATACAATTTGAAGTAGAGGAAAAGTGGACTGACCTACTTCAATTAGTTCTTATTACAGTAATTGGTGCTTATTTTGGTGGTCGATCATTAGAGAAAACTAAGACAACAAAAACCAAAAAATAATTTTTATTCTTGATAGAAATTTATTATATTAAGTACTAAATACATATGTCTAAAAATATAAAACAATTAATAGCGAAAGAATACACTAAGTGTGCAAAAGACCCTGTGCACTTTATGCGCAAATATTGTTATATACAACATCCGACAAGGGGAAAAATTCTTTTTAATCTATTTCCCTTCCAAGAGAAAACTCTTATTGAATTTAAGGAGTTTGATTATAATATAATCTTAAAGTCTAGGCAGCTAGGAA